GTCGAGTTCGGCTTTCCCGGAGCGTAACTTGGCCAGAAAGCCCACGGGTCTGTTCGCCATGTAGACGTCCCAGGCATCGTCGTCGCTAACAGGGGCGTGCTGGAAGGCGAGGCAGTCCAGGACAATGTCGACGCCCTTGGAGAGGATGACGTTGCCCACCCAGCGAGGGTGAGCGACCAGGCGCTTGTCAAAGCCAGGCTTGTACTGCGGTCCTTTGAGCTGACGAGCCAGGATCGCAAGGAGCTCACTGTGGTGGCACTTGGCTTGCGAGATCCACAGGCCGCGTTGGGCAATGGTGAAGCCGACCGGGTAGTCGCAGGGTGAGCAGGGCGTTTGGTAGCCCCCAAGAACCGTGACCTCGCCTCCTCCCGTGACGATCTTTTCCCCCACTCCGGGCATGGGCGAGCCCAAGCGCGCGAGATACGCGTCGAGGGCGTCCTTGCCACAGGTCCCCGGAATGTGAGGGCGGAGGATCGTCTGGAGTCCCTGGGTGAAGGAGGTGGTCGCGCTCGCACCAGTGAAGAACAGGCGCAAAGGGCGGCGGACCGCGTAGTAGGCACGCGTGAAGCCCCCGAGGAACGGAACGAGCGACAGAGCAGTCGCGAGTCCCTCGGCGGTGTCATCGGTCCTATCCTTTGTCAGGTTGGCGTGGCGCGACACGGTCGTATAGGTGTCATCGCTCGTCATAACCTCGCTGTACTTCTTGAGACGCTTGTGGAAGAGCTCCTGGAGCAGGGCATTCTGATCCCCCGTGAGCTTGGTCTCATCAATGGAGGCCTTCACCAGAAGCGCGGCGTACCTCACTCGCGCCGCTTTGTCCCTGTCGACATGGTTCTTGTAGAGTTGAGTCGTCATGAGGACGTTGCTCAGACAGTTGTCGAAGGCCTGGACGCTCCGATCGAAGGACCTGTCGACCACGACGGCAGGAGTAGGCTTGACGACGACGACGGTGTCGGGGCCGTTCCCACTGGGGCGGAGAGTAGGGAGCGCGCCATCTTCGGACGGGTTGGGATCGCCGTCGGGATCAGCAGCGGCGGGTCCGTCGGTGTCGTCAGCGTCCTTTTGCCAGACATAGTGGAGGAACTTGCAGTGGACGAACCCGCACTTCCCAAGGCCGAAGTCGCGACACGGCTGATCGATGTAGTGCTCATCGTGTTTACGCTTACACTTGGCTCCGTGGCTGCAAGCGCCCTTCTTCGCGTAGTCGAAGCAGTAGACGACGGCGTCTGGGCTCTCCTCGTCCGGGAGTGGACCGGGGACGGGCTGTGGGACAGGATCGGCCTTGGAGGTAGCAATTGCTCCAGCGCGTTCTCGACGGCGGTCACCTTTTGCCTTGGACTTAGGCGGTGCCCTGCGGTCCTTACCGCCCATCCCGGGGTTCGACTCGACGTCACCATCGGCACACAAGTCAGGAATCCAGCCGTTGGCGTCGTGGACCTGGCCCGTCTTGACGTGCGTGGCCTCGTCGTCGGGAGGAAGGGTCTCATCGCGCGGGGACAG